CCTCATTATTGACAGCGGCATACACTTTGTTCCTGCTGCAAGACAGAGACAAAGTGTCGTCTGGCAATTTGAAGAGCATCATCGCCTTTTCCAAGGCGTACTCCGAATAACGAATCGATGGGTTGCGGTATGGGAAAAAGCCGTAAGCTTCCTTGCCCATCGTGTTTTGCGAGTCGCAGCTTCGAAGCAGCATACACACCCAGTGCTGATTCGAGTCTATTTCAAGCAGCGTCCTGCGGCTGGTGTGGATGAACTTGCTATTCAACCTAGCTGAGTCAGAAGCGCTCAGCATGCAAGTTCCCCGACGATACCTGCTTACCAGATTCAACTCACTAAGCTGAATAAACTTGTTTCTGTAACCGTTGTAGCTGTGTTTGAAAAACTGAACTATGCGAGCTGCTGACATGTTTCTAGCTACGACGTGTTGGGCTGTAACAGAGCATTCGTCTGCGCCTATCCAGCTTCTGAAAGAAAAATGCGACAGCGCCCTGGTCATATTCTTACAGTCGCTGGTGAAGAACTCGTCTGGCGTAATCGACAGATCGCCCATCATTAGAGTTGACATTGCGAATATGTCCTGGCTGTCTAGCCTGGAACCTTTTACCGTCTCTCCCGTTTTCTGGTCTACGTAGGACGGATTAGCGCAAAACGTGTCGAACAATATGTCTGGGTAACGCCGCAAAGACTTTTTCTCAGCGTCGTACTTTAGAATACAGGCGTGAAACTTTAAAGGGTTGCCAGGGTCTTCGTAAAAAGCCAGGATTTGGCCGTTGCCAAAGAAATTCTCGTGAATGGCAACGTGCAGCACTTTGCCAGGCAAGTCCACTTTCTTGATAACTTCATTGGATGTCTCGTTCACCAGGTGCAGGCGCTTGGGAGTGTCAGCACCAACGATGACGCAGCTGGGCCATTTGTTGCTCAGGCTGGTCTCGCGCCAGACTCTGGCGCGTTTTGACTTGGTTAGAACACCTTGGGCGGTATCGCTTGAGCTGATCTGGAACGACGATATCTTTGCCAAATCAGCCTTGATCCTCACCGCTTCGTGGAACGTGTTCACTTGCGTGTTCATGTTTTTTCCTTAATGCCTCTATCTGTTGGGCCAGCTCTGCTGCGGCAATGTCCGCAGCTTCAAACATCTGGTTAATCTGGGCAGCCTGGTGCATCAGCATTTTGGACGTCTGTCCGCTGATGCCGACCAAGCTGGTGGGGTTGCTGACCGAGCCATCTCGGCCCAGCAACAAACCGAAAGGAAGGTCGGTATTTCCGACCTTCCAGTTAAAGACAATCGCTACCGTGTCCAGGTACGGGTCAGTCGAAAAGCCCGCCTTGGTCGCTTCCTCGAAGTGGGTCAGGGTTTTCTGGACCGGCAGCATCTCTGACATGTTCGTCCTCTGTCTTGTCGGTAAGACTTTCCAGGGTATCTAAGAACCCTGTTGTTGTGCGCACAGCCAACCACCAAGGTATGACCGACCACCAAGGTAATATAGGGAGGCACAGCAGAGTTAGCCAGAGAGACGAGTGATATGAAAAACAGAACCGACAAGACAGAAGCTCACCGAACTTTCGAGTTACCCACCATTTGCCTTCGTCTCTGAATAACTCAGCCCAGGCTCTGTAGTATGCGAATATTGATCCATCAAACCAGACGTCGAGTATGGCTTTGGAACCTAACACGCACAATACAAAAGCCATGGGCTGAGTCATCAGGCTATCTCCTACGCAACTTCTTCAGGCTTCTTGACAGTTTCTTTGCTGCACACAAAGACAACGCTTTCAGCGTCGTCTAGGTCGTCTTTCACTGCCAAGACGTAGTCGGTAGAGTAGTTTACCTCGAAGAACTCTTGAGAGCAAAACTTCCTCCAGGTTTCCACCAGCCGAAAAACAAAGCCAGCATAGTCTCCATATTTTGACTCAGGCTTTACACACTCTTCGTAAAACGTGAGGCCGTCAATTTTCTCTGCGATCTGTTTGATCAATTCCTTGACAGGGAGCACAACGGCGCGTTGGTAGTCATAGTACTTGTTCATTTTTTCCTTCCTTCTGATTTTGCAGGTGATACGATTTGACCGAGCTGCTGAATGACAGCAGTCGCTCAAACTTGTCCTCGTACTCTTCTGGGAAGTCCAGAACAAAGTAACTTCCCGTGCCCTTGTATAAATACTCAGCCAGGTGCGCTCCGTCGATGGCCATTTCCAGGATTCTTCCCAGATAGCCAGCGTCAGTTTCCAGCTGGGTGTAAACTCGGTAGCGGATTCTGCCGTTCCCACTCTCGCCAGTAGGCGCTGGACGGCCCGACTTCTGGACGTTCGACGCAGTCATCAAGGTCACGGTCCTCGATAAATTCGCGTACAAACTCAAGAGGCGACAGGCCAGCTTGGATCGCACGCTCCATCTCTTCTTCGCTGATGTCTGCATCATTTTTCGTAAGGAGAGTCCTTCTCCGTAAGTGCCACTCGCACTGGGCTTTCCATAAACCCGTTTCAAGCTGTTCGCTCATAAGGCTCCTGTAAATACTAGCGGCCAGGGTCTCCCCTGGCCGCATCGTTCACTTGGTTTTGTCCTGCACGTATGAAAAGCTATAAAGCGTGCAGTACAGAATAACACCAGCAAACACGATAGGTACAAAGCCGCCGGTTACGAAACAAAGCAAAGCACAACCGGCCAGCGTGAAGATAAAGATTCCGCCCAGATCGCCTAGCAAGGTAGCTCCTGCTAGTTTGGCCACTCAGCAGATGTGGCTCTATCCGGCACCGGTTCTCCTTGGGTATAACCCTGGGTAGTCGCGGAGGGTAAAGGCGGCTCCAGTGGATAATCTCTCAGCCTAAGAGCTGGAAGACTCACGGTACTCATGGGCTTGCGATAGGTCCCTACAAGCCCCCGCCTTTCAAGCCAACGTCTGGGTGAGCGACTGGTCATATGACATACCTATGAGGCCCAATACAGAATTATCACAATCACCAGTATAACAGGCCAACACTCAATAATGATATTGTTGGTATCATTGAATAGACTTTTAACAAACCCTTCCTCGTCTTGGCTGTTCTTCATATGGACTCCCCCGAAAACGACATCGTCAAAGGCCTAGTTCAGAAAGAAATGAGCAGGCTATCCGACAGCGAAAGAATGAACGTCTTTCTGGACATCATCAAGCAGGGACGCATACCCAACTTCTCTCCACTTCTGCCTCTCGTCCTTACTCTGGACGGGAAGCCATATTCACTTGACAACCACTTCCAGTTCGAGACTTTGTTCTACGTCAGAATGCCGAAGAACACAGTGCTCAAAACTGGTAGACAGGTGGGCAAGTCTACAGTCGGCTCTGCTCACGGTGTCATAACTTGCACCTCCATTCCGTACTTCCGCACTTTGTACATTACCCCGTTGTTCGAGCAGGTGCGGCGTCTGTCGAACAACTATGTGCGACCGTTCGTTGAACAGTCGCCTATACGTTCCCTGTGGTTGGGGAACAATACGGAAAACTCCGTTCTCCAGAGGTCTTTCCGTAACCATTCAATGATGCAGTTCAGTTTCGCATCACTGGATGCAGACCGCGTTCGCGGTATCCGAGCAGACAGAATCGTTATCGACGAGGTTCAGGACATGAACCGCGACCTGTTGCCCGTCATCAAAGAGACCATGTCCGCTAGCAAATGGGCGCTGAGTTCGTTCTCTGGCACGCCAAAGACGCCCGAGAACACCATAGAAGGTTTGTGGCTGATGAGCTCGCAAGCCGAATGGTGCATTCCGTGCCGGTCGTGCAAGAAGTTGAATGTCTCATCGATAAGACACGACTTGGAAAAGATGATCGGTCCATATAGCGACGACATCTGCGACACGAGACCAGGCACCGTCTGCGCCAAGTGCTCCAGGGTTATCTATCCTGGCGACGGTCGCTGGATTCACAGGTACCCCGAGCGTCGCTTCCAGTTTGCCGGTTACCACGTTCCTCAGCCCATCATGCATATCCACTACGCCGACAGGGCGAAGTGGGGCGAGCTGCTGGCCAAGCGCGAGGGCTATGGCAACTACACGCCTGAGAAGTACATGAATGAAGTCCTCGGCGAAAGTTGCGGCACGGGCGTTCAGCTGGTGTCGATGTACGAGTTGCAGGACGCCTGCACGCTCCAGCACGATAACGACTCGCGCAACCCGCGCAAGTGTCCCGTGGACTTCAAGAAGTACCGGCACACTATGCTCGCGGTTGACTGGGGTGGCGGCGGAGAAGAAGGCATCAGCCTGACCGTCGCCGTCGTTCTGGGAATCACCAACAACGGCACCATTGATGTGCTGTGGGGCAAACGCCTCATGACGCCGCACGACCATATCGAAGAAGCTAAACAGTGCCTGGAGTTTTACAACATATTCAAGTGCTCGTTCCTGGCGCACGATTACACGGGAGCGGGCGCTCTGCGTGAGACTTTTCTGTGCCAGGCTGGAGTGCCGTACAACCGGCTGATTCCCATCCAGTACGTGCGGGCTGCGACGGCCAAGATCATGTCGGTTGTCAAGCCTACGGCCAACAACCCACGTACCTACTACCGAGTGGACAAGACTCGCTCGCTGCTGACGGTCTGCGCGGCCATCAAGCTCAAGAAGATTCGGTTCTTCAAGTACGATTATCGCTCGACCGATGACCCAGGTCTGATTCACGACTTCCTGGCGTTAGTCGAGCAGAAGACCGAGACGCGCATCGGGTCGGACATCTACACCATCACGCGCAATCCGCAGCTGAGCGATGACTTCGCTCAAGCCGTTAACATCGGGGCGTGCGGCCTGTGGTACACGACTAACTCGTGGCCCAGCCTAAACACGCCCAACAAGTTCATTATTTCAGATGAGATGGAACGCCATCTTAACCCATCTACGACTTGGGAGGCTGAGTAGCTTCCTTCTCGTCCTCAAGCTCAATCAGCCTGTCTATCAGCCACCTGGCTTTCTTCAGGTCGATCTTGCCGTTCTTCTTGGGCCAACGCCACATATATTTAAGAACGTTGCCCCACAGGAAACCCCTGAACTCATCCTCTGTCAAGGCATTGCGAATAGCCTCTATGCAGGTGACTCCCCTGTAGCCGTCGTAGTGGTCTGGATTCTCTGGGGGCTTAGGCACGCTTGGGTCTCCTTCTCTTGATGGGTCTGTTGGCTTCGATGTTCTGCACATACTCTACCACTTGCTCGTCCCACCATTCTCTGGAGACAATCCACCTGTCCGCTGGGCAGTGCTCAGGCAGAAACATGTCACGCAGGCGATCTCCGATTTCCAGGTGGTCTATGAACTTGAAGCCTATCTCCTGGTAGGTTTTGAGAATCTTAGCTTTGTCGATCAATACGTGTTTATCCTTGAGCCACACGTTGTTGACAAAGCTCAGGCCGCTACGCAACTCCTTGGCCTGCACCAGCTGTCGGCAAATGCCAGCCAGGCACTCCAGCATCGTCTCGGTCGAGTTATTGTCGTCGATGCTGATTCGCTCTTCGGCGGCATCGAGCGCAGTTGTGTTCTCGCAGCCGTTGACGCGCAGCCACTCCTTCATGCGTTCCAGCACGCTTAGTAACGTGTTCTCCCTGGGCGGCAGCTTCAGGCCGTGCGTCTGCAAAGCCCACAGAAGGAAGTGAGGTAGCATCTTGGGATAAGACGCTATGTTGTTCAGGCCGCGTAGTGAGGCGTCCAGATTCATGACCGTGTAGTTCTTCAGTAGACGCACCATGGCGACTTCCTGAGGTTTCAGCTCGATGAGGCAGTTTGGCTTGGCGTCTGCAACGAGCCAGACCTCGAACGAGTTTTTCAGCCTGCGCCTATGGTTCGAGGGCAGCAGCATAGGCCAGCGCCTGCTGGAGTCGCTAAACTTCTCGCCGTCCTCCTCGACTATGCCGAGCCAGCTGCATATCTTGTGGATTAGCTCCTCTGACTGCTTAGCTGTGGAGAAGAAACACGGCATCGGATTGAGGCCTATGGCAGGACCAAGCACGGCCCTGGCTGTGTAAGCTGCCAGCAGCCAGAACGTTGAGTTCATCGGCGCATCGTCGGTCACCGCCAGGAAGTCTGACAGCGTCGGCTTGCTTAGATCGTCTGGAGGCAGGATATTCGATCCTGGCGCTACGGTCTTTTGCAGCACCGCCATCTCGTCAAGCACCAGCTCTCCGTCGATGCTGATAGAAAAGCCTTTGAATCGGAACACCTGCTCAGAGCTGCTCCAGCCGAAGTTGTCTGACACATGCACAACCCTGGGCGTGTGAAAAGCCACAGCGATGTCGTACAGGAACCGGCTGAACCGCCTGTCAGTGTCCACGCCTGTGATGGTGTGCTCGACCAAAACGCCTTGAATGAAATCTATGCCTGAGTCCTTTAGCTCTTGGGCAAACTTGAAGAAGGAATAGCGCTTATCCTTGTATTGAACATATCCTGCTATTTTTTCTTTGCCTTCTCTATCGTTAAATATAGCCTGGATTACCACTATCGCCGCAGAAACAATCGAGTGCTCCTGCATCAGCAACCAGCCTTCGCTGGTCTGGTAGAACTTCTCACCCATGACAGTGACGACACGCCTGTTGTGTTTGTCCAGGCTTTCCAGCGTCGAGTAAATCCTGGGGTAAACCCCAGACTGTATGTCCTGTAGGTCGCCGCTGGTGAACTCGATGTTGCCAACCGTGGCCTGCTGCTCAGGCAGGCGCACTGTGCCGAGCCAGTCCTCCAACACCTGCTTCCAGTCCTTAGAGCCAGACCGCACCGCGTCGAGCCAGACGCTGCTAGAGGTTCTAGCTAAAACAGTGTCGCTGCCGCCATCCACGTAAACACGCGACTTGGACGCCTTGATTGCTGGAAATGTCTCGATGCCCAGCTTGGGATTGCAAAGCGTGAACTTAAAGGGGAACAGCGCCTTGAGAAAGTCCAGCTGGCTCAGGTCAGCTATCGACACGACAGGAAGCAGGGGTTTACCCTCGCGCAGCTGCTTGGCGTGTAGCCGTATGGCAGCTTCCAGCGTGTCCAGCACCACCAGGTCCTCGTGGGCCGTGTGCTTGACAATCTGGTCGAAGAACGACAGGGATGCCGACTTCTGGTGTATCTTTCGGTGGTGCAGAACCTTGTTGGCGTAAACCAGCTTGCCTTCGTGCAGGCTGATAAACTTGAACTCCCTAATGCGTCCAGGCAGGTCGAAGAACGGCACTACCACAACCTTTTGCCAATGCTTTCCGACAAACGTTCGGTATTCGCCCGAGTGTCGCTTGTACTCGGTCGGGTCTTCCTCTTCGTGCATCTTGGGAGGAGCCGTGGCAGCTTCCGCGTCCTCTTTGGTTGCGAAGCCGATGAGCCTGCCCATGCCTCGCTGCCAGGAGGCTGCGTCTTTGGGAGTGGCGATACCCAGCTTTTCGCAGATGGCCCGTATATCTGCTGATGTGAATATCAGATCGCTGGTTCTGCACTTTTCCCAGAACGCATTGTGCTTGAGCTGCGCTTTGTAGCACTTATATTGATATATGTCTAAAGCAGCTGTAAAGTAAAAGTACGGCTCAATCAGATCGACAGCCTTCAGATTGAAGGCAGTCTTTCTTATATCCTCGTTCATTTTTTTAGCGACCAGCATGATAGGATCGCCAGCTGCTTTACAATTATTGCAGTGGAACCACACGCTGCTGTAGAATGGATCAGGGTAAAGGGTGTTTGTTTTAACACCCCCACAGAATGGGCAGTCGATCAACGCTGGTAAGGCATTAACGTTTTCGGCAAAACCGAAACGTCTAATAAGCGGTTCCCACTTGACCATTTCAAGCAAAGGCGAGGTGGCTCTAATCATGAGTAATATCCGTTTCGACCAGCAGGGTGATGCTAACGGCCAAACCCTACACAGGCTGGTTAAGCTTTACGGAGCGCCTGAGTTTGTTAAGGCTGCTTCTTCGACTGCCATCAATTACGTGGCGGAAGAAAGAAATCCGACAGCTTTCGCCGACCCCACCACCCTTTCGTTTCCGTGTCACACGGCTCCAGCCACCTACGTCTCCATGATGTACTTGCTGGATAACGAAGGAAGCCTCGGTAAAAAAGCTTCCCACATTCGTGAGCGTATTGTCAAGGCAGCTAGCTTTTTCGGTATCAAGAAGCATGTTGATAACCTGCTTGAAAAACACGCTGCCATGAACTCCGATAACCTCGATACCCTTCCAGACGAGAAGTTCGCTTTTGTTGTCGCATACGACAATGGCACCAAAGAGCGCCATATGCCTCTGCGCAACTCTGGCGAAGTCAAAGCTGCCAGCGAGTATCTGCAAAAATACCGCGACGACTTTGTTTACTCGGATCGCGTCAAGATTGCCCAGAAAATTCTGAAGGTTGGCATGTCAGAAAGCCTGTCCGAGTCTGACAAGACCTACCTGTACAAGCAGGCTGGGGCTGCGCTGGGTAGCGCCAAGAACGCCGCCGAGCTGCTGTACAAGCGGGCTGTTGTGCTGCGCCGACTGGGTCGCGACCTGGATGTCCAGAAGACTTTGGCCAAGACAGCCGAAGCTTTGCTGGTCAACAAAGAGTACGCCCACGACATGGGCAGCATGACCAAGATCGCCAGTCTTATCGATAAGATTGACCGCGAGTACAGGCTTCAGCGCATTACCTCCATCGGCAAGCCTGAAGACCTGTTCCAGTTCACGGTCAAGCAAGCTAGCGACTTTGATAGCGACAGCGTCCAGCTGACCACAGGCAGCTTCTACAAGAAGTCCGACCTGGAAGCCCTGCCCGTGGACGGGCTCAGGGACATCCTTGGGTCGGAGTTTGTGGACAGGGTTTCTGCTGGCGGTCTGATGCTGGACACCGAGAAGCTTGCCGAAGAGCTGCGCACGCTGCCTCGCGGAGACGCCCGTATGTTTGAGCGTCTGGCTGAAGCCGCCAACGTCAAGCCCTTCGGAAAGGAAGCGTCTGTCAAGAAGGACGTGCTGCTGAAAATGGCCGAGGCTTACAGGGCTGCGAAGTAAGCCTGTCTTCCTCGACCTGCTCCTGAATCTCGTCAATCATCTGAACCACGCCCTCCAAAAGATGGGCGTGGCTTCTTTTTAGAATCTCGGACAATGACAGCAGCAGCTTCTTCTGGTCGTGCAGCTTGTTCAAGTCGATATACAAGCTGACGAACACGTCATCAGACTTTCTCTTTGACTCGTCCCTTACTGGGGTCGAAACTGAAACGATACTTGTCTCCGTCATCCTTATCGTTCCTCACTAGCTGTGCTTTGAAACCCATGGAAGCAAACAGCTTCTGTGCCGCTGTGTTGTTCTCAGACACGTCAGCCAGGATGAGTTTCTTAGTGTCTGGATAGCTTTCTATAATCCAGTTTAGCAAAGATTTAGCCGCACCCTGGCGGCGGTCATTTTCATGCACAGCGACGTGCTTAATCTTGATTTCCTTGTCGTTGTGCCGGTACAGTGTGTAGCCGATGATGCTGCCTTCGTCGTCCTCGACTACGACAGCCGCATGGTCGCGTGGCCCGCCTGGAAGGCAACGCTTCAGCAAGCCTAGCGTTTTCATCGGGCTTCTTTTTAGCACTGTCACAGCCAGGCTTACCACAGCCTCGAAATCCTGCGGGCTAATCTGCATCCACCTGGCTTTCATGTCAGTTGCTCCTGAAGTTAAAATAGAATCGCGGCGAATGGGTGAATTCAAGAACTCCAACCACGCCATCTATTTTACGTTCTACCGTTACAGTAGGCGCGTGAAAAGCCTTGAAGTTGAACTTTTCAGTAGCCTCAGCCGTGGTAAACACGTTGTCTTTACCGTGCAGGTCTTCCAGTGTCTTTCGCAGCTCTTCAGCCGACTGCGCCTGGGACACAAGTAATCTGGAAGAAGCTGAGTCGTAGTTGCGGATCGATACCATTACTTGTCTCCAAACTTGTTGTCCCACAACCAGTTCTTCTCTGCGTCGAGTGCCTCTTCGCGCAGGTTGAAAGGGCCAAGAATAGGACCGCCGACCCGTGTTAGGTCGGCGGTCCATCCGCCCTTTCCGTCAGGTTCGACGTCAGATGCCCTTTTGACTTCTGTCTTTCCCTGCTCCATGAGGCTCTTCAGGGAATCGTCGTAGAGCATCTTCAGAGAACCGTCAGGTCGGACTTCAATAAGCATCGCTACCTCACAGACGGGTTTGAATGCGCTGGTCCTGGGGCTTGTTGTAGAACTCTGGCTTGTAGGTTTGCTCGGTGGTCTTGCCGAGCGCCTCCTCCAAACCCTTGGTCAGATTGGTGCAACTGCCGCCAGAGCCGCCTTCCACCTCAACCTTGGTGTCGCCAGTCGGGCTGATCGTCACGATAATTTCTGCTGCCATTTTCTTTATCCTTATGCTGAGTCGCTCGTTGTTGACGTAAACACTGTACGAGTAGTCCAAGTCACCGCTTAGATATTCTATTGTTCGCAGGGCAATCGCTTGTCTAAGCGACGCCCCACACGGCCCTATAGCTGCGTACAGGGCCGTTCCGAAAGTCTCCTGCCATACAAGCTCAAGAGACTGATTGTTCTCGAATACGCCAATGGTGGGGGTCGAGGGGGCGTGGAAGCGTTCCACTCGCGGGACCAGAACGCCTCGACTACGCCCCCTCGGCTTGTAACCCGTCAACGGCCATGCCCTGACTTCCTTGTGGGTCAGGTAGCAGTCTGTGCAGACAGCTGACAAAACCCGCTCACTGGCTATGACCGTGACCAACACGTTAGCGGCCCAGACGCATCTGGATAGTGCCGTCCGTGTTCAGGCTGCGATGCAGGACTCGGTAGCCCTGGCGCTGCGCGTGCTCCACGGCTACGTTCTCCGCATACTTTTGACGGAAAGCGTCAAAAGCTTTTTGCTCCCCCCACTGGCCGTTGTAGTTATCAAGCATCGCCGAGCCGTCTTTCATAACGGCCACGGGATACTGCCAGCCCTTAGGCCTGAAAGCGAACTCGCATTGCAGGTTCTTGTGCTCGCTCTGAAACAGGCTGACCTTCTTGACATCCATGAACTCGTAGCCGAGTTCCTCGCAAGTCTTCTTGGCGATCTCGCGGTCGGAAATCTGGGTCTGGATTGTGGCGGTGTGAGACATGGGAATCCTTCTTCCTTGTAAAGTGTTAACGCTAAGACAAAACAAAAACCAAAATCACAGGTCCAACCCACGCATGAACTGACCGAAGACAGCACTGTGCGTCTCCTCTGAAGTCAGGTCCTCGCGGATGTTCTTGAAGTGACCTGCCAGCTCTCGGCTGGCAGTCTCGGAGCTGTTGATATCTTTCGTATCGACAGCTCCGATGATGGCAGCGGCATTGCGCAGGCGCTGCTTCAGGTCGTTAGGAGCCATGAACGAGAAACCTTGCAGCTTCTCGAACGAGGCGCGCAGGCTGTTGAGCGTGTTGCTCTTCAGCGAGGACCCACGAGCCAGTATACCTTCAATGTTCGCCAAAGACTCGGCGAACTCCTTCAGGGGTTCCTGGATCATGGTCTTGATGGCGTCGGCAACAGCCTGGCTGGTCTGCTGCTGCGCCTCGACAAGCCACGCCTCCGAGGCGCTCTCGCTCAGGGCCGTGCCTGGGTCGGAAGCGGCCTCGTTGACCACGCCAAGAATCTCGGACAGGTGAGCCCGAAGCGTCGCCTCATCGGCGCTGCCTCGGAAGGTCTTTACAAACCCCTCCTCCAGCCTTTCCTGAAAGTTGGCAGGTAGCCCAGCCCCCAGAGGAAAACGGATTGAGGATACAGTGTGAGCTGCAACGAAGCTCTCACCATTCGGAAGGTACTGGCGGAGCGCCTCGTACTCGAAGGGGTACTCGGATTGGATTTTGGCGACGTGTGCCTCCCAGAGGGGACGCAGTTCAATAGCCTTATCTCGGTACTCACCTCGAATCTCTCCGAGTCGAGTAAATGCCTTCTGTGCTGGAGAACTTCCATGCCTGTCCCTCGCAATCGGAATTAGATAAGCCCCTCCGATAAAGGGCGTCCCGTAGGAGTACGGTACTTGTCGGGCATGACCAGCAATGCGGCCAAGAGGATTCTTGATGTTGTTTGGAACAACCTTGAAGCGAGCGCCAGCCAGGAACTCTGGGGCGATCTCGTGCTCGCCCACGGCAACCGTGGCGTTCTTCACCAATCGCTCGTAGCCGACGGCGCTGACACTGACCTTCAGGGCCAGGCAGTTCTTGGCCAGAGTGCGCAGCATAACGTCGCTGCGTGCGCTGCTGAGCTGGGAGATGTCCAGCTCGGGCACGTTGACCGGAGGTGCCTCAGCGACAGGCTCGGTCTGGGAAATGATGGCAATATCAGTCGTTGTCTCTGTGCTCATGTCTACCCCTAAATATCCCCTTCCAAAAGGGGGCGCACTCGAAGTGAGTGCTCCCCCTGTTCAAACTGTGTAAACAGCGCTGTTTAGCGCTTAGCGTTTGGATCGCCCATGGTCATGTCCATGGCGCGAACATGCTGGCGCACGACCTTGCGGCTGCGGCCAGATACGTTGCGAGCCCGCTCAGCGCCGAACGAACGAATCTGTTCTATGTTGATGGGATCGACTTTGGTGACGGGGTTCACCAGCTTCAGCTCGGAGACGAGCTGGGCCGCTGTGAACTTGCCCTCGGTCGATGGGTCCATCTCGTATGCGTTCAGCTGCGCGTCGGAGACCGAGTTCTGAATCTCGGCACCTACGAATCCCTCGGAAGCCTCGATGATCTCGGTCCACTCGTGGGCGTCGAACGAGGTGGGGTCGATGTCACGAGCGCGCATATGAATCTCGAAGATTTGACGGCGCTCGTCGGCGTCTGGAGTATCGACGAAGAACACCTCGTCGAAACGGCCCTTGCGCAGCATCTCGGGAGGAATACCAGCCACGCGGTTCATGGTCATCACCACGAACGTGCGGGTGGTTTTCTCAGCCAGCCAGGTCAGCAGCTGGCCGAAGATGCGGCGGGTCACGCCGCTGTCGCCAGAGCTCTCGACCGCACCGCCGAGCGCCTTGTCGGCCTCGTCGATCAGCAGAACTGACCCGTTCATGCTGTCGGCGACCTGAATCGCCTCACGGGTGCGGCGCTCGGACTCGCCGACCAGGGAGTTGAACAGGGCACCGATGTCCATCTTCAGCAGCGGCAGGTGCAGCTGCTTGGCGATGGCCCGTGCGCAGACCGACTTGCCGGTACCAGGCACACCCAGCAGAACGATGCCCTTCGGCATGGCCAGCTTCAGCCGCTCGGCCTCCTCGGTGTAGGCGACCTTGCGGCGGTTCAGCCAGTTCTTCAACTCCAGGAAGCCGCCCAGATCGGTGCTGGACATGATCTCCTTCTTGGAGACGTAAGTCAGCACTTCGGACTTCTTGAGAAGCAACGCCTTCTCTTCCTCGACCGTGTCCATGACCTCCTCGCAGAACCGCCCGTGAGTCAGCACCGACTCGGCCAGCACGTCGGTAGCGTCAGGGCAGGTCAGACCAGACAGGCTGTTGACGATCTGGTGTCGCAAATCCTGAGTGCACTCGCGACGGGACTCGTCGCGAATCGATTGCTGGATACTCTCAAAGACAGTGGACAGCTGCTGCCGGTTTGGCAGCACCATCTCGACCATCTTCATGTAGGGCATGACGTCGGGATTCATCACCGACCCCGTGGTCAGGATGAACAGCGGGCGGCGTTGACGGCCATTGTTGAACGCCTGCATCGACACCAGCCGCTTCAGGCTGGAGACGAGGGCTGGGATTGCGCCCAGGTCGTAATGCAGGTCGTGCATCGCCACGATGGCGTTGCCTTGAACGGCGTTCTCGCCGCTGGCAACGGCTTCGAGCGCCTGGACAGGGTTGATCATGTTGTTGGTGCCGAACCCCTTCGCGGGGTCCCAGGTCCTGAAGTCCAGGTTAAGGTTGTCCGCAATCTTCTTGAGCATCTGCTCGGCGGCGTTGATCTGGCCGCCGCACACCAGGTGGACAACCTGGACGCCGCTGCGGATGTAGTTACGAATCTTGTTCTCGACTTCTTGAGCGTCACGAAGCATGGTAGTACCTTTCAGCCTTTCGGGCCTGGTTAAGAGAAACTGTCTTTGAGTTGCTTACTTGGGCAAAGACGCCAGCAGCTTTCGGGCAGCGCCAGAAGCGTCGCCGTTAGCCAGTGGCAGTTTTTCCAGCTGCTGCACCATGGCAGCAAGTCTGGCTTTGATCATGTCGTTGATGTCTTGCGTCTTGGACTGTTCTGTCTCAAAGATGGCTTGAAACATCTCGGGGTCGTCAGAGAAGTCGTACCTGACCTTCTCGATAACTTCCTTGTAGTCCTTGCGCAGACCGACCTTCAAAATGTCTGGAGGCGTAAGAATACCCTCAGACTTCAGCATCTCGGAGATATAGTCAACGATCTCCTGAGTAAACGGTTCTTGCTCGTCGTCCTCGGGAGGACTGAGCATCAAAGCTTCAGTCATGCCCCACGCGCATTCTCCAGCGTCGGCTGGGTCAAACACGGTGGGGTCGAAGCTGTCTCCAGAAAGGACGTTGCACAGATTGATGAAGTCTGGCAGCGACTGGAAGAACGAGTCTGTAGAGACAATGGCTATAGCTGTCATCAGTCTGTCAAGTATGTTGCGAGGCAGCTTTATACCGTAGTCACTCTCGATCTCGCTCTCTATCGTCTTGGGGTCCCAATCGAAGGCTTCTGTGCCATAAGTGTCAATGAACAAAGTTAGCAGCGTTGTGGCAAAGCTGTCGGCGTTAAGCCACACCGCTTTCCTTGCTTCAAACCTTGTTCGCAGATTATGGCGCAGCTCAGCCATTAGATGACCGCCTCCTGGACAGGGTAGTGAGCACGTACCAGTCGTGTGGAGGCGTTCTTGAAGTCCTCGCCCAGGAGAGACTTACCGTTCTCGTCCACCCACTCGGTCCAGCTTCCGCCTGTGAATCCAGGAACGGACAGCCCGTTCTTTCGTGCAAAGTCCAGAGCCAGGTTGCGAGCTTCGAGGCCCTTTACCTGCTCCAGGTTGTCAGCTTCGACTACAACGGTAGCCTTAGGCCCAGACCTCTCGAATGATTCTTCTACAATACGCATGTTTGTTCCTTTCGTAAAAGACCCGCCTACATCCTACTGTTTTTAAGGTTCTTTTCCAATAGCTAAGGAAAAACCCCGACTAACCCGCAGCTCTCGAAAGAGTTGCGGGTTGTGGGGTTTTATAGTTATTTGCATAACTGGCGCAGGTAGCGCTTTTTAGCGCCACTGCTGGTAAGGACTGTTGGGCGCATGGACACGCCCAGCTCGATGAGCCTCTGCTGGGTAGCAGTCAGCTCGATCTGGACCTTACCCACCACAAGCTGATTCTTAAGAACGATAGTCCTCATTAAACGTCTCCTTGACTGAGAGGGCTAATACTACACCAATAGATTATGACCTGAAATCGCTGTGGATTTATTCAGGTCATAGCTAAAAACAAAACCGACCAAGCCAGCGCTTAATAGCACTGGCCTAGTCGGTATGTTTATCCACGACTCATCACGTGGTCCCATTTAACTTAGGTGGGTTACCTAACGACGTTGACTGCTACACTTCGCAGTAGCTTCCATCAACGCGACCTCATAGCGCCCACCGCTCTCCGCTCTGGTCTGTGGGAGACCTCCTATGTTTACACCGTAGGTAATGGGAGCCTTGTCGCGGTATCCAATACGACACTGGTTTATTAGGATTGCCAGTGTGTTCCTTGCAGTATGTAGTTACTGCCAACTGCCCTTTTCAGGTAGGGCACTCTTTCGAGCCGCTAGAACGCGCACCTATCTCGTGTCGGGCGTCAGCCTTAGAGACATGGGGACTGACGGAACGCAGTAGGTCTTGTGCGACAGCTACTTAGCATTCATTTTATTCTGACGTGTTTTTTCTTTGAATTAAGCAGTCACATGGTGATCTGCACAAGCTTGCCAGACTCGCTGCCGTAGATGACTCGTATCTTGTCAGCGCCCAGCTCCTTCTTCAGACGAGCCAGCGGTTCGCCCCTTAGGTTGGCGATGACTCGCTTGGCTTGGGCGTAGTTCAAGGACTTGGCAGCAGCTTTCCTGGCGCAAGGCCTGCACGTTGGGCTGCCTGGATTCTTGGAGGAGGCAGCCGTCTTCAGCGAGGGTATGTCTGCCAACAGCTTAGGATTGGTCAGCAGAGACGTGATGACCGAGTCCTCGACGATTACCAGTTTCTCAGCCATGGCTCACTCCGTCGGGGCGATTGTCGGCGGGGGGTCGCCGAACTTGAGTTCTGTTTGCGGGGCTGTTACGTCCATTCTGTTGAGCGTATTCACCAAGGCGGCTACTTCCTCGGTAAGCAGCTGCCAGGCTTCCTCGGCCAGAGACTGGGACCTAAACACCAGGTCCACGTAGTCCAGGCGACAGAACTCTGGGTATACGTTGACCAGAGGCTCGTCCTCTGGAAACTCCTCCAGGTCTGAAGGGGAGCAGACGCCGTCAAAGGCCAGTCGGTACGAACCCTCTCTGGCGTTCAGAGCTTCCCTGGTATACCTGAAAATTTTGTCGGGCATGAGGTTGCCGCCGTAGGCCACAACCTTGAACCTGAAGCCCGTGATGCTGTTGGACCTATATTCTGTCTGGGTGAACCGCTTCAGCCAGATGCCCCTGCCGTAGTCTGGGTTACCCACGGAGGAACTGATAGACGACGAAGAGGGCATGCCTCACCTCTTAGATGTTGAACAGAGGCTGGCTTGCACCGCGTCGGGCCGTGCTGGACCAGCAGATGATACGCTTATCGCCATTCCAGTTTTTAAGCGTATATCCATTTTGCCACATCTGCTCGCCGATGCAAATGTCACCGCCATTATGACTTAGGCGCACATCTGGAATGTTAGCCTTGTGGATAGCTTCTGTTTTTACGGCCCAGCAGCTTCCTGTAACGAAGAATACTCGACTTCCGTTAACGGTTGGCTTTCCTTGCTTATCCCTGAAGTATTTTCCTCGATACCAGTCTGCTGACTTAAACCAAGCAGCATGTTTGGGCTGCATTGAGAAGTGGTAGATCGGCCCAAGCATGCCAAAATCAGAATCAGCAATAGCGTTAGAGTTAATAGCAGAACACAACTTGTTAAACCAAAGAGGGTCCACATCACACATTGTGTCGTCATCGAACCACACTGACCATTTCGTTTTGATAGGGTTGTTGGGGTCGTGGAACATCTCGCGCATGCACGGATACTTGAACTTATTGGTTTCAGACCTGTACATCGACGATATAACGCCTGCGTTCAGCATCTTCTGGCAAAGCGCGTCAGTATCTGGGCCTACGTTATTGCAGTACACGCGCAGGTCCAAGTCGTCTCTGCTCGTCGTGTTCTGTATTGCAGACAGGCAGCGCGTGTGCATGCTGGCGTAATTGCCATACAGCAGCAGGAACAGAGTGACTTTTCCTCCCAAAGTCTCCGAGTCTATCAGTCTGGTGGCTGGTGCTGGGGTGTTTTCTGGCGTTGTTGGAGTCAGAGCAGCCGTAGCAGCCATGTTTATGGCTTTTTTCTTGTTCAAATCCTCTGTAAGTCGTGGTGGGACAGGCTGAGTACCCAAATTGACCGACACGGGCTGCAAACCTGCCAGTTTTTTAGCTATTTCTGGCTTCTCTTGCGGCATTTCCAGTATTTTTTGGCTGACACGCGTGTCTTCTTCCTCTTTGAGCATAAACAGGCTGTATTTTTCACCGTTTTTCTCGAGAGTAAGCCTCTGAGTGATGTCTGGAAGCACCATACCCTCCAATAACGGCAGCGTACCGTCGATGTAGTAGGACAAAACCGAAGAAACTACCCTTTCGACGGAGATCATGTCCATGCAAAGAGGCACCATCTGCCCACTTTCAGCTGGCACAGCATAGTGGCAGAAGCTTTTATCCCCTTCCATCTTCTGTACTTTGTTCTTCCAGCAGCCTTTTGTGGCGCAACAGTCCAGTTTTCCGATGGTGTGCAGGTACTGATGGTTCACAGGCAGCAGATTACGCACAGGATCAAGGCCTGGATTGTCCCTGTGATAGGCTTCCCACCACCATTCCTCTCTACCACCCCCTGTTACGACGCAGGGTTTGCCCAAAGCAGCCGCTATATGCATGGCCGACGTGATTGTGCAGATGACCCCTTCGGCATTGTTGATGATTCGGAACATCTGGCGCAGGTCAGTCTTACCGACAAGACTGGTGACGTTCTTGAGTTCAGGGTGGAAATGCGTGGGGAACTGACCTTTTCCGCCGATTTGCACGACGGGAATGCCGATTTCAGCCAGAATATCGACAACTTTTTGGTAGCGCTCGTAAACCCAATGTTTTGTGGTGAAATCACCCTTTCCGCCAGCCACAACCACCCAGTAACGGCCTTCCAGCAGCGGTTTTTGCTCTTCTGGCGACAGGTGCAGGTCTGGATGCGGGTAAAGCAGAGGCACGTCTATGCCTGTCTGCGTCTTTAAGTTTTTGTAGAAGGATGTCAGGAAGTGAATCTTTTCTGATGCTGCTTTTCTGATGTACTCTCCGTACGTCAGGTTTACAATCTTTGCGCCTTTTTTGTCAGGCATTGGTTTGATGTAAGGGTTGTTGCTCCATATTTCTTTGAATGATGTGTCTACGCCTATGTGGTACTTTCCTGGATACGCTATAGTCAGATCGCGTACAAGAGCCGTCATGACAATGATGTCACCTGGGGCTCTTTGATGCCTCAACAGTAGGCGTTCCATTTAAGCCTTTCAGACCACTGGTTCGTATTTATCGCAGCTAGTGCATACAGCTATATCTTTATAGTCACCAGCGCGCCTACATTTTTCAAACAAATTACACTTGTGTGTTACTGCGCCATTGCAACCGCAGCTTGAAGCTTTTTCTAGCGGTGGTCCTAGATGTACGCAAGGCACTCTAAGCCTTTGAATTTTTTCGTTAGCTGTTCCTTTGACGTTTATAGTTTTGGGTACTG